CGTTATCATCTGCTTACAAATATGCGAACACGTACCTATCGACGGGGTCGCATGCGCGCGCGGCGTGGAAGGCGTCGCAGCCGTGGCGCAAATACTTGGGCTATGGCAAAAAGGGTCAGAAGGCTCGAAGATACCGCTGAAGAGACGAAGCACATCATCTTCTCTGACATTGGTGTTACCGGATCAAATGGTGGCTTTGCCGCTGTGTCCCTTAACAGCACCAATCCTGCCCAACTCTTCCTGACACCTCTTACCCGTGGCACTACTGTACAGTCTCGCATTGGAGACAAAGTAGTATTCACAGCCATCCGCTTCAAAATTCAGTTTTTCTTTTCTTCCTTACTAGTTGATCAGTGCACTGTAAGCTGGATGATCTACCGACTGAATGCAGGCACTACTGCTATCACGGCTGCTAATATCTTAGCCGGCATTTATGGCACATCCTCCCCAACCATGAATGCACTGCCTGACATCAACAACAAGAACCCATCCGCAACCTACGTCGTGTTGAAGAGGGGTTACTACAAACATGTGGCTCCCGCGGATGCAACCGCTGAAAACCAGGTTGTGAACGTCATCTACCGTAAGAAGGTATATTCCGAATACCGCAATAGTAATCTTGGCACTGTCGCCGACATGAACAAGAATGCACTTTATCTCCTGATCTGGACGGATAAGACTGCCGCCGCTGCTGGTCTTATCAATGTCAATTGTGAAGGACATGTTTTTTTTCATGGTTAATAAAGGACATTTTTTATTCAAACTTAACATAGATAGCCCCCCCGGGAGGACTCACGTCCTCCCACGGCCCCGTCACACCGCCCGCCATTCTTCGTATAATGCCGCCCCCGCCTCAAGGGCGCAGGCGGGACGAAGACTTGTAGGGGCCCGCCGCTAGCGCCCGAGGCGGGGGGCGGCATTATATGAAGAATTGGCGGCGTGTGACCTGGCCGCCTGAGGACCTGAGTCCTCCCACGGCTTCGGAAACATCGTCGGGTCTTTCTTCGGCATTGCTGCTGCCGTTCTCATTATAGCCGTTGAATAACTTTTGCTTCTTCAACGGTTGTTGGACCAGGTCATCGTCAATTATCTGCCACACTCTCCATCTGTCCGCTGATAGAAACTCCAAGTTGGGCATGGTATTAGTAAACACCCATATGTTAGGACAGTCAAAGTACTTCTCTTTGTATTTGTATCTGTCATCCCATGCATGCCCACTCTTGATCTCTTCCAGCCCTGCAAAGAAGTTATGATGATGCTTCTGATCTAGGGCTCTTGGCATGTCGACCAGGTATAGTTTACTTGTCGGCATGTCCATTACCAGCCTCATTATGTCTTTGTAGTCATTCAAAGGCGGGAGGCTTCTTCCAATCTTATGCACTCCGCAGTATGTAGCGAGGGTGCTCTTCCCTTTATTACCAATCTGTTCCAGCAGAATGTTGATATGTCTGGTATCCCACACTTCAGCATCTTCAACAATCTTCTGTTGCCATTCTTTAAGAGTGATATCCCTGATCTGTCTTGGGATATACGCCTCTTCTTCATCTTCACTTGACCATGGACCCTCGATTCGGGTTTCTGGCTTCATGACATAGAACGCTTTGTTCGGAAGTATGTTGTCTTTGAAGGTTGGGCTTAAGTGCCCCTTCAAATCACCCATTAACTTCACTACGTCCGTCAGCCTTCTCTTAGTACCAAGAGACATCCTACATTGATAGTGGATGTATCCGGACGCTCCTTTCTCTTTTTGAAAGCACCAATGTTTGCAGTGCTCTTTCAAGAACTCAAGCAGCCGATCATAGGCTCCGTCTTCATCTTTCACGGTTAAATCATAACAACAAATTTGCGCGCTCATTTTTGTTTGGTTAGTTTTGATCCGATTGATCCAATAGCTTAAAGAAATTAATATAGCGAGATTTCCACTGTTACAGCGAAGCGCCGAAATCTCGCAATTTCCCAAATTGTTTTTGTGCAGTCCCACACAAAACTCACACAACATTATTGAAACTGTCTGGACGTCTCCGTCATTTCAATAATATCACAGGTAGAAAACGAAGTTCGTCAGACGCTTTTACCGCACCCACCTCAAACCAGGCACGAGCAAAGCGTACCGCCGCCCGTTATCATCTGCTTACAAATATGCGAACACGTACCTATCGACGGGGTCGCATGCGCGCGCGGCGTGGAAGGCGTCGCAGCCGTGGCGCAAATACTTGGGCTATGGCAAAAAGGGTCAGAAAGCTCGAAGATACCGCTGAAGAGACGAAGCACATCATCTTCTCTGATTCTGGTGTCACCGGTTCTAATGCAGGCTTCGCTGCTGTATCTATATTTACCGGTTCTCCAGCGCAGCTGTTCCTTACTCCGCTTACCCGTGGCACTACTGTCCAGTCTCGTGTTGGAGACAAAGTAGTATTCACGTCCATTCGATTCAAACTTCAGTTTTTCTTTTCATCCGACTTGACATATCAATGTACTGTCAATTGGATGATCTATAAGCTGAAAGCCGGCACTACTGCTATTACAGCTGCTAATATCCTAGCTGGCATTTACGGGACGTCTTCCCCTACTGCCATTGCACTCCCCGACATCAACAATCAGAACAAGGAGGCTACGTTCACTGTGCTTAAGAAGGGGTGGTACAAACATGTAGCCCCCACTGATGCCACACAGGAGAATCAGGTCATGAACGTGATCTACCGCAAAAAGGTCTATTCTGAGTATCGTCTTGGCAATGCCGGCACGGTCGCCGATATGAACAAGAACGCCCTCTACCTTCTCATCTGGACTGATCATGCAGCTGCTGATCCTGGCCTTATTAATGTTAACTGTGAAGGACATGTTTTTTATCATGGTTAATAAATCTGTTGATTTTATTTCTGTTAATGTTAGTCCTCACCTACTGTTGATGGAGTGAGGGGCACCCGAACGAACGCCAATGGTCCCCCCTCACTCCTGTTGTTGTGAGGTTACATCTGTTGTGATTGGGGAGCTATCGCGCGCGGGGAGCGCGCACACCCCGCGAAGCGGCAGTTCTTGTGGGTCAGCAACACCTTCCTCCCCGCCGGAGGCGCTTATTCTCATTGTTTTGTCAAACTTGATCACTTCAAACCGTCTCATGACGGCCCCTTGCATCACCATGTCATCACCAAACACTTCTATGATGTCATAATTAGAGGTCACAATGATTTTCTTAGGACGGATTTTCATTGTATACCCCTTTATCTCAGCTGGGAAGTAATAACGATCTGCCCATCGCTTGAGTAATCCCCCAATCCATTTCCCTTCCGCCCGCCCGACATCGTCAAGGATCACATTGTCCTCTCCGCCATATCCATCCCACCATTTGTTCAGGGGTTTATCAAAGAACTTACCCCCTGCAATGGTTTCTCTGGCATAATGAGATTTCCCTGCGTCCTTCTCACCTACTATCCATACCCCGCACACAGACCCTACTGGTAAGTGCTCGGGTGGTTTTATATATCGATCACGGATTCTCTGAAGATTTCCGTAATGTTGAATGAAGATTTGAGAGTCCACTGTTTCAAGATCTCCAGACATAGCTGCAGATTTAGCATGGTCCCAACGGGCTTTGTTGCCTGCACCACCGCTATCAGCAGGACACTCTCCCCATTCGATGAAGTTATTGTCCTTCTTGCAGTAAGTTCCAGCCTGAGAGCAAGTCCCTCTTGCCATCTCCCAATGAGCTCGCCCGTTAATTCGTTTGAGGGCGGCCATACGTTGATTGGTATTGAATACAAAGAACATTTGAATGTGCGGAGATCCGACTTCACCGATCTCTCTTCCAACTTCACCGTACTCTGTCTTGTCTGACAGTTCGCTTGTGAGTCCGGTGTATTCATCTTCAGTATAATTGTTAAGTGTTCCACACCACTTACGTGAAATCATTTATGTTTGGTTGGTTTTGATATACGCTCCTAGGTCAGTATTACCCTAGGAGCGTATAACGTATAACGTATAACGCTTACCCGATTAGGAAATATTTTATTTTCCCGCCCAAATATAATGTTGGTTGTGGTCACTATTGTGCAGACCCACACAAAACAAACACAACATTATTGAAAGTGTCTGGACGTCTCCGTCATTTCAATAATTTATCAGGTAGAAAACGAAGTTCGTCAGACGCTTTTACCGCACCCACCTCA